CAGTACCAATCTAAGTAATCACCTTCGCCGCGTATTTCAGAAATGACTCCACCTGCATGTCTCCAACTGCAACTCCATTTTTTCTCGGTTAGTATAGGCCATACTTCATTACGCATGAAGTCATTGTTGCACATTGCCGCATATAAATGTTGTGCATAGACTTTATCACTTTTGACTTTCTCTATTATCCACTCAGTAGTAAGTAAATCATATTCTAAGTTATCTTGTTTAGGAATCAGTATATCATCTTCTTTTGCTGATAGATAATTTTCCCAATTCCAATCTAGCTTACTATCATCAATCATCAGTTTTTTTGACTCTTTGCTTGCTATAGAAGATGTGATTACCTATTTTTGCTACTTTTTTATATGGCCATGATGGATCAACATGTATTGAGTGAAAGAACAGTGTTGTTTTTGGAACAACATCTTTGTACATGCCCATCATTGCTTGATACGCAACCATTTCTGCTTGCTTGTATCTTGCGCTTGCAGGGTTAGGATCGCCTTTACCTTCACACACCCAGCTAAACTGACATACAACATTTTCATTGATTGTAGTCTTTTGATAGATAACTTTACATGGAGTTTCAGCAAACCCGTGATTAACACGATTTAAAACTACTCTGGCGACGGCAGCTTGCCCGGATATTACCTCAGCACCTGCTTCATAATATATATTTCTTGCCATACACGCAAGTTGTTTCATGTCAATTTTCTTTAGAGTAGGCATACTAATCTCTGGAAAAACATAGAATGATTGTGTTGGCGTAGGAAAGACCATGAATGCTAAAATAATCATGGACAAAAATACTATCTTATTTTTTAGTGATAAAAACATAATTTTCCTTTTCTGTAGTATACTACAGTTTTGATTAACAACCAAATGTTTTGGTTATTGAACCCAGCAATCGCAATTACATGTGATTACATCATTGATAGCTTGCGCTATTGTTGGTACTGAAGGCAACAGTACCGAAGAATTGTCTATAGTATTTAGCTGAATTGGAATGATGTTCACAGGTTCTGCTAAACTTCCGGGTATAACTATTGGATTGGGTGCTGTTATTACAACAGTATCCGCAGGATATGCCGGTGCAGCGTTTAGTGCATTTAATGGAACATCACTAGGTATATTGTTATCTAATGGAATGCCAACTAAATTTAATCTGGTTTGATTTCTATTTTCACGCATCATGCCCACTATGCTTTGCCCAGTTACATTAGTTAAATTACTAATAGCTTCTAATGTCTGTGCAGCCATATTAGGTTGAGTATCTAATGCATAATTAGGTATACTATCTACAAAACTATATACAGTTGGTGTTTTGTATACCACAGTACTAATGCCGTTATATCTAGCCCGTTGTTCTATGTTCAATTGAGTTGCAGTTTGGCTATATAAACTATTAAGTTGTGTAGCCTGTATTGAAGATACATTCTTTATTGTCGCTATCTCAGTGTTGGCTAAATCAATTTGCGCTTGCACTGCTGCATCTAGCCCAACACTGGATCCTTGAGTAGCAGTATATAAGTTTGAGTATATAGTTACTAGTGTAGGTGTTTGTATGTCTAGTATCAATGATTGCATAGATTCCCACGGATAAGGTAATCCAGACATAGACCCAAAGAAATCACTATATGTATAAGTATTACTTGCTCCGCTACCCAATGCAATTGAGGTCAATGCTGTTTGTGCATTGGTTGTGTCAGTTGGAACATTTGTTCCGTTAATTAAATTCAATCCTTGAGTAGTTTCTAAATTTGCTGCTACTTGAGCAAATTTTTCTATAGGAACATTGCTAATATTTTTTATCTGTTGCATAGACATAGAGAATGCACCCGCTGCAACTGCTATATCAGATGGTATTAAATCTTGTAAATAAGAACCAAATCCTTGTGGAATAACTTGTACATTATTAATACTAGTGTATCCAGTGTAAGATACTTGTGCAGCACCTGACGGTGATGTTGAACCTATTTGTGTTTTTATAGCTGGCGCAGTTAATCCTGAATTCAAACTTCCACTGCTAGTATATATAGGATAGTAAGTCTTGCTGTTTGTAGATTGTGTTTGTCCTACATTGTATACCGGAACAGTTAGTGTCAGATAGCTATTAGGAAACATTTTGCTTGGATTCAATAAATCTGCTAGAGTGTCCAAACCAGTTGTTTTACAATTTAATGATATCAATATTTCATCTAAGTCAACACCTGCTATTATCAAAAATGCTCCATAAATCATTTGTTGTTGATTTGCTGTTACATTACTATTGCTAGTTGCCCTATCTACATCAGATACTGACAATCCACTAGCAAGCAATGCGATACGCAATGACGCTGTTAATCCATTAACATTCTTTATAGTAGCTAATAGGTTAGAAGGTAGTCCAAATGTAGCGATAGTTTTTAAGTCTAGTGCTTTACCTAAATTAATTAAATCTTGACCAAAATCAATAGTTGATAAACTTACACCAGTTATATCTGCGGTAGTCAAGTCATTCATATTACTATAAGTGCCTGTCAAAAATTCTAAAGAATTTTGTAAAGTCATTATAGATTGATTTGATTGGCTTATATATGATCCAGCTTGTTGGAAAGAACCCAAGAAATTTATGTAGCTTGGTAAACTAGAATTATAATTGTATTCGTTATATCCTTGCCAGGCGAATAATCTGTAGTATCCATAGCTAGCATTTTGTCCAGTGTAAGCAAAGTTGTAACTTTGACTACCTGAGTATGTACTTGGTGGGCTATTGCCTAGTGCAGGGATAGTCGTGCTACCTATTGCTAATAAATTAGTATAGGTTGATAATGACATATCACCGGCATTATATCTTACCCACCCTTGTCTTATTGCATTTGTTAAGTTATTAAGTACGGTATTGGAGATTATTGTACCGTAAGTATAAGTGCTAATACTAGTACTAGAACCCATGTAAGACGCAGAGGTAGAATTGATTCCTATGCCAGTATTTTGCAATAACCCGCTTAGTACATTAACGCCCAATGGACTTTGTTTTCCTGAATCACTCATGGTACAAACACATCCTCACTGCCTTTAACAATACGATGTCCGCAGCTATTACCTGAACCAACTCTTAGTACAGCAACACCTTCAGCGAATACTGTTGGACTAGCTTCTGTAGTATACGCAACATTCTCACTATGTTCATCTTCGCCATGTCCTGATAATCTACTGACATGTAAACCGATTGGGATTCCATTAACAAAAACCGTCTTGGCGCCGCGTAATATTCTGCCGCCTTCTTGATTTGTGTCACCCAATCTGCTTACTTTTGCCATGTTATCCTAATACAATTTTCTTATCCGGTACTTTAATTCCAGTAGTTGCTTCTAAATACTTCATTTTAATATTATCATCTGTCTCTGCATAAAGACTAATACTAGTAGTATTTAGTGTAAATTTACCCTTAGGATTTGCGGTAAACATACTAGGTATCATTTGCATACCTTGTTGTCCCGGTGCAATACTCACCGGTTCTTCAATGATGATGTTATCTCTAGTAATGTCAACTACCTTAGTAATCAATTCTTCACCGCTGTTCAATTTGATTGTAAATACTTTTCCTATTTCCATTAAATACTTTCTGTTAATTTTTTTCTGAGTTCATTGAACCCACCCACAAGTTCTCCGTCTAGGAAAATCTGCGGAACTGTTCGGGCAGTTGGTACTGCTTCATACCCCTTAGACTGTAACAACTTATATGCTTGGTCGCAATAAGGACAGTGGTACTTACTCCAGATAACTGCTTTCATCTTATTTCCTTCTAAAGACTTGGTAGTTGATCGTAATCAAGACTTTCACTCATGATACCAATCACATAATTTGTTGATTCGTTTTCTTGTAGTGCGGTCTGCTTCTTGCTTGTATCACTATGTTTGTTGAACCAAGGTATAGGCGTACTCTTTGGCGCATTACCTTGATATTTAATACCGATCTCTTTCAATGCACCTACTGCTGTATAATCAACAAAGTCTTTCAATACATTAGCATTCAATCCAATTACTGGTCCTTTGTTGAATAGATAGTCAGCCCATTCTTTTTCTTCACGGATTACATCCATGTACAACTGATACACTTCACCTTCGCACTCTTGTTTTGCTTTGACAAATCTCTCATCTTCTTTGATAACTTGATTGATAATATATGCTGTCCAACCCTTATGCAATAATTCATCCTGCAATATTAAGCCAATGATATTACCATTGCCAATAAAGATTTTGTTCTCTACCATCGCTAGACTTGTAGCAAACGATACCATGAATCTAAATGCTTCTAATGCATAACTTGCGTTCAATGCTAACCAAATTGCCTTGATGTGTGATTCTTCACTTACTGTTTTTGGACTGATTTCTTTGAAACAGTTGAGTTCATGCAGCTTATCATAATATTTACCGATACTCGCAGCCATGTCTACGATCTCTTTTGTATCGTGTATGGTATTGAATATATCTTTTGGTACATTATAGATATTGCGAATGATGTGACTATAACTCTTGCTGTGTATGTTTGTCTCAAAGAAGCCCCAATTGTACATCAATGCTTCTAGTTCCGGGATGCTACATACAGGGGTGAACACTTGTGTTGGTCCACGCCCTTGTAAGCTATCTAATGCTGTCTGTCGTAATAAGTTGCTAGTAAAGATATGTTTGACTGCTTCACTGGCTTCTTTAAAGTCATTGGCATCTTTGGTCAATGATATTTCTTCTGGTTGCCAAAAGAATCCTCTTGCAGTACTATCAAAGTCTGCAATCTTCTTATACTTGACTTCTTCAAAGCGTTGGATAGTGACTGGACCCATTGGATCTAGAAACATCTTACGATTCAAGTAGTCTGTCTTTGTGTGTAGATCGTATTGGGCTTGACTCATTGTATGACGCTATCAGCAGTTACTTGTATATTGCTGATACTCCAGTATCCACCTGTATTGTTGCACAATGCACCCCAACCGCAACTGTTGTTCCACCATGGAGCACTACCAGGTCCAGTTGGGCTATAACCTTGCCAGAATGCTAGATTCAACCAGTAACCATTCTTCATGCTAGCTACTAATGAAGTCATATCTACAGTGCCACTACCTTCAGCGCCTGTTCCAACAGTACTGTCATACACTACTACACTCTTACCATTTTGTGAATATGTCACTATCATTGTAGGAGTTGTTCCGTATGTGAAATTAGTTACCATATCGAATGGTTTGCTCATATCGATAATACCAACCATGCTGTGTAATCCATTAGTAGCAGTAGGTGAACTAGTCATTGCTGAATAGTTAAAGCAACTGTTATTCGCGGTACTTGCGAATGAATACTCAAATCGTTGAGGGGCACTAGAACCACCTGTACCTAGATGCAATGTAGTTTGTGTGATCTTGTTACCATTCGTTTCTAAGATATCGATCTCTTGGCAGTTCCATTGTGTACCATTGCCACCTGCATCACAATAGTTAGCGCCTTTTGGTTGAACACTGGGTTGTGCTGGGTTTGATATCATATATAAACTAGCATTGACATAGTTCTGTGATAGTTTTGACAAGTCAACTGTTGCTGTGACCTGACTGATGTTTACATAACCTTGTTGTGATACAAGTCTACCTGCTTCACAAGTTGTTCCTTCGCCAAATGTAACTGAGTTGCCAGAGATGACAGGATCAGTTCCACACTTGTTGTAATCTACTACAAACGAGGGAGTGAATGTAGTTGATGATGTTGGAGTGGGAGCAGTCGTTGTTTTGCTACAAGCTGCTAATACTAATACGCTTAATATAACTAATAATTTTTTCATGTTTTTCCTTTATTTTAAAAAATTTACTAACTCTAATGCTAATGCTAATGCATTGTTACCTAAAACCGGGCTCAAGTCTTTATGCTTGCCTCTTTACATTTATCAAAATGAAACCTTTTCATAGCCGGACCTCTTCCTTCTTTTTTACAATGAGGACATGTATATGAATGTTTCTTTACTCCTGCAAATGGACTTAGATAGGGATCAACTGATTTTACAAAATCATATCTTATCTGTTTTCCTTTGCAGTGATTAAATTTTCCTTCTGCGGTGTATTTTACATTAGATGGATTAGTTTTCAAATCTATCGCACACTCTGTCAATGTTGCATATTCTTTATTAAAAGTACCATCTAAATTATAAGTATATACCTTTACACCAACTGATTCAGTCATTGATTTTTTGCATGTTACTGATCTGCTTGCGTTTGATTCAACAGAATGTTTTTTGCCTAGCATTCCTCTAGGGTGTCCGTTTTCTTTAATCCATTTTTTAGTTTGACTAGACATTGCTGATGCCATTTGTTTTCTTAACCAACCAAATAATTTATTATTTACTCTGGCATCTGTATGATGTGTAGTCATCAACTGGGTTGCATAAATTAAATCTCTATTGCCGGGGTACATTTTAATTAGTAATTGGTGTGCCAAGAAATGTTCCTCAGGGGTAAGAACAACAATATTACTTTTATCATCACCTCCCTCTAAACATTTTGGAATAACATGATGTTTTTCAACATATCCATCTAATATTCTAGAACGGCTGCGCTCAATTAATATATCATAGTGTTTTTTATAGTTCATACTATTATTTATCATAAAGCAATAATATTTACTATTTTCTTATTAAAGTTTGCAAGATTCGCATCCATCTTCATCATCAAAGTCAATAGCTTCTAGTGGCATATCAGGTGGTATTTCGTCAACGGCTTTTGATCCTTGCTTATTCACTAATGAGTAGTACATGGTCTTTAGGCCCCACATATGTGCTTGCATCAGATTTTTTGCAATCAATGTAGTTGGAACTTTACGACCCTCAAAATGAGCAGGATTATAAAATGTGTTAGTACTTATGCTCTGGTCAATGTATGCTGCTAATACTGCTGCGGTCTTTAAGTAACCATCACAGTCTTTCTGCTCCCACATCAACTGATACTTGTTCTTTAGTTTGTGATACTCTGGAACTACTTGAGTGAAGCTACCTGCTTTACTTTCTTTCACACTGATCAAACTCATGGGCATCTCTATACCATTCGTGCTGTTGATGACTACGCTGCTTGATTCTACAGGAGCGATAGCCATCTGTGTAGCATTACGGACTCCATGTTCTTTCATGCTAGCACGTAATGTTTCCCAATCTAGTTCTGGAGCAAAGTCTGTCAATTGATTGACTCCTTTGGCTCTGAGTTCCCAAGGGAATACACCTTTTCCATATCTTGTTTTGTCACTACCTTCGCACTTACCTCTTTCTTTAGCAAGTTCCACTGACGCTTCAGTAAGATAGAACGCTAGATGTTCTGCCCATATTTTAACTTCAGCTAGAGCATCACGCTCCCCATACTTCATATTGCGTTTAGCATGCCAGTAGGCAAGGTTTGTAACACCGATGCCGAGCGGTCGGATTTCATCATTGCTTAGTTTGCTTTGGATTGATAAAAAGTCTTGATAGTCCAATATATTATTGAGGCTTCTATGTAAAATGCGACAAGCCCTACGCATATCTTCAGGATTACGGAAGGCTCCCCAATTGATTGAACCCAGTGTGCAGAGAGCAATACGGCCGGTATCATCATCAAGACGCTTAAAGGATCTAGTGGGTAAAAGTATTTCACAGCACAAGTTACTCTGGTAAATCGTATGATACTCAGGATCGAATGGACCTTGTTTCATTACATTGTCTACAAATACTAGATAGATACGGCCAGTGTCTGTTCGTTCTTTCAGTATTCCACTCTTGAACACATCTTCGGCATTCATCGTCTTTGTACGCAAACCTTTTTGTTTTTCGTATTTGACATATAGTTCTTCAAACAATTCTGTATCTTTATAAAATGCTTCATATAAATCGGGAACCTCATTGGGGTCAAAGAATGTTATGTTCTCTTTGTTCTTGAAACGCCGCCAGAAAAATGCGGATAGAACCACACCGTAGTCCATGTGTCGCACACGGGTTTCTTCTGTGCCTTGGTTGTTCTTGAGAACAATAAGATCATCAAACTGATGATGCCAGATAGGATAAAAAACAGTAGCACTTGCATTGCGGATACCTCCTTGACTACAACTACGTAGATCACCAAACCACTTCTTTAGAAAAGGTATCATGCCGGTGTGCATGATCTCTCCACCACGGATGGGACTGCCTAACGGACGCAATCTTCCAATTTCTAGACCAATGCCAGCACGTTTGCTAGCATACTTGGCCATCATCTCTCCCGAAGCAAAGATACTGTCCAGATC